ACTTCGGGATCAAGTGGAACTTCAGGATCAAGCGGAACCTCAGGAACTTCAGGATCAAGTGGAACCTCAGGAACAGATGGAACTTCAGGATCAAGTGGAACTTCAGGATCAAGTGGAACTTCAGGATCAAGTGGAACCTCAGGAACAGATGGAACTTCGGGATCAAGCGGAACCTCAGGAACTTCAGGATCAAGTGGAACCTCAGGAACAGATGGAACTTCAGGATCAAGTGGAACTTCAGGATCAAGCGGAACCTCAGGAACTTCAGGATCAAGTGGAACCTCAGGAACTTCAGGTACATCGGGATTTGATGGTGCACCAGGTGCATCAGGTTCTTCAGGAACTTCAGGTTCTTCAGGAACTTCAGGAGTAAATGGATCACCAGGTTCTTCAGGAACTTCAGGTTCTTCAGGAACTTCAGGTGTAAATGGATCACCAGGTTCTTCAGGAACTTCAGGTTCTTCAGGAACTTCAGGTGTAAATGGATCACCAGGTTCTTCAGGTAGTTCAGGAACTTCGGGGGTTGATGGTACATCGACATTTAATGATACATTAGATTCTTCACCAAATTCAGATCATACTGCAAACGGTTTAAAAACTACTTTAACATATGGTCAAACATTTGTATATGGTAAAGTTGGATATATTGATGGTAACGGGAATTTAAGAGAAGCTGATAATACTGCAATAAATAGAATTGCTGAGTTTTTCACATTAGAATCAGGAACAAGTGGTGGTGATTATAGTGTATTATCATATGGTTATGCTAGAGATGATTCATGGAGTTGGAGTAGAGGTGGTATAATATATCTTGGTACAGTTGGTGGATTAACTCAAACTGCACCTAGTTCATCTGGAGATCAAGTTCAAATTGTTGGTTTTGCATTATCTCCAACAGTTATGTTATTTAATCCAAATTATTGGGTTGTAGAGGTAAAATAAAATAGTTAATGAAAGATTTAGAAAGTGCTTTAAAATTAGAAAAAGATTATAAAAAATTAAGATTAAATAGAAAATTAAAAAATTCTTTTGATTTTTTAGGAAAATTAAGAAAATTAGGATTTAAAGATATTCGAGATTTTATTGATGAAAAAAAATTAGATTATTTAAAAAATATTGAAATAAAAGAAATTTTTAATAACAATAAAGGTATTAATCAAATTTTAAATTCTAGAGATAATGGTGAAGAAATGTTATATATCACAATACCGCAAAATAATAATATAGTATATATTGGAGATTTAGATTTTAATATAAACTATTGTAATGATAATAATATAAATTATTATTATATGGGTTATAAAGGAGATTCGATTTTATGTAATTATAATGATTTATCTTTATCTTTAATTACATACAATAAAGAATTGTTTGTTTTTTTATATAAAAATTAAAAAATTATCTGTTAAAAGAAGTTAATGATATTTATTTAAAATGTCCAATTTTTGGTGGAACATATGATAAATTTAATAATATATATTATTCTTGTTTTCAAATATCTTTTGATTTAAATATCGAATTAGTTAATACTATATGTTATAAATCATATAATGAAGAATATAAAGGTATAAATTATTATAATAGTGGATTAACAAGAGAAAAATTAATTAATGATATAAAAACATGGCAATTATAACACTTAGACCAAATTCAGATAGTAGTTATTACCCAGATGTAAATGGTGAATATTGGTCTACTGAAGATGGGACAACATCTGGTAGTACAAATTTTTATTCATTTATTGATGAATCGACTGTGAGTTATACCGATTATATACAATTTAATCAAGGTCCTGGTGGTATGTCATCTCCGTATTTTATATTTGGATTAGATAATAGTTTATTAAGTGATAATATTAAAATAAAGACAGTTACAGTTAAAATGGATTTCCAACATAATCCTGGAGGTGAGAAATCTGTGTTTAATGGTGATTACTATTTTTTTATGCAAAATAGTACTGGTTTATTTTTAAGCGATCCTGGTTATGAGTATAGTGAATTAACTAGTAAATCATATGACGTTAATCCAGTTGATGGCGAAGATTGGGAAAAAAGTGATTTAGATCAAATTAAATTTATATGTAATGTTACTAATAATACTGGAGTTACAATTCCATTTTTTATTTATCAATTATATGTAGAAGTAACAACTATAATACAAACAAATAAAATTATAGGAAAGGGATTCTATACTTTAGATAAAATACTAAGTATAGGAGTTACTGCAGTATCATATATTTTAAGATATGAATTAGATTTAACAGCGCCTCCAAAATTAATTGTATCAGGACGTTATAATTCAATTCATAGTGATGGATTTAGTTGGGGTATTGCGGCCTTTGGTGCACTCGGTAATAATCAGCTTACACCAAACTATAGTACACCAATCATTGTATGTGGAAATCATATATTTTGTCAAATTTCTACTGGTAATTATACATCAGGTATAATTGATAATAATGGGCAAGCCTGGACCTGGGGATTATGTAGTTATGGATTGCTTGGTGATAATACAAAAACTTGTAGATCTACTCCAGTTGCTGTGTGTGGAAATCACACCTTTTGCCAAATATCATTAATGAATTCCGTATTTATTGCACTAGATAATAATGGAAACGCTTGGACATGGGGTCAAAATTCTTATGGACAATTGGGAATCAATAGTTTAGTTTGCAAAAGCACACCCGTTTTAGTATGTGGAAACCATACATTTTGTCAAATATCAACGGGTAAATATCATTGTGTTGGAATAGATAATAATGGACAAGCATGGGCGTGGGGTAGTAATGGAAATGGTGATTATGGAAGACTAGGTGATAATACTATATTATCTAGAAGAACACCAGTTGCAGTATGTGGAAACCATACATTTTGTCAAATATCAGCTGGTGAGGATCATACTTTAGCAATAGATGTTAACGGACAAGCATGGGCATGGGGTTTTAATAATTATGGTCAATTAGGAAACAATAATAGAACTCCTAAGTCTACTCCAGTTTCAATATATGGTTCTTATGAATTTTGTCAAATATCAGCTGGTTACGAAGGACATTCTATTGCTTTGGATTCTTCCAATCAAGCTTGGACATGGGGTCAAAATTCAAATGGGCAACTTGGTGATAATACAACAACTTGTAGATCTAAACCCGTTGCCGTTTGTGGAAACCATACATTTTGTCATATTTCAGCTGGTTGGTATGCTTGTGTTGGGATAACAACAGATGGAAGGTCTTGGGCTTGGGGTCAAAATTCAAATGGAAAATTGGGGGATAATACAAATATACTGAGATCTACTCCAGTTGCGGTTTGTATTTAATATTAAACTTTTTATTATTTTTTTATATAAATTAATAAAATATTTTGAATGAAAGATACTTTAGTTTTAACTATTTCAATCGGTGAGTATTATCAAAAAATTTCTAAATATACTTTACCTTCTATTAAAAAATATGCAAATAAAATAAATGCAGATTTTTTAAATATCAATGAATTCAATGAAAAATATATTACACAAAAATGGAATAAATTTTATATTTATGAACTTTTGAATAAATATAAAAGAATTATTTATTTAGATATTGATATTTTAATAAGAGAAGATTGTCCTAATCTTTTTGACATTGTTCCTGAAACCGAATTGGGTATGTTTAATGAAGGTAGATATGCACCAAGATTTGAATATTTAAGACAAGCTTCGGAATATTATAAAGAACCATTAAAAGAATGGAATAATAAATTTTATAATTCTGGTGTAATGGTTATATCAAGAATTCATAAACAAATATTTAAGATGCCTAAGGGTATAGATTTTGTTGAAACTGATCAGCCTTATATTAATCTTAGAATCAATAATGATAAAGTAAAAATGTTTGACTTAGATTTCAAATTCAATCGAATGGATTTGGTTGATAAATTTATTGGAATTTCTAGATTAGATTCATATATTGTTCATTATGCTGGTGCACCAGAAGATCAAATATTTAATGTTATTGAAAATGATATTAAACAATGGAAATTAGATTCACCAAAATATAAATATGAAAGAAATATATTAATATCAGTTTCTGCTGGAATGGGTGATCAATTATGTGCAGAGCCAGTTATAAGATATACAAAAGAAAAATTATATCCTAATGCTAATATTTATGTAGTTACACATCATCCTAGATTATTTGAACATATTGATCTTCCTATTTTTAATTATGATAATTGGAAAGGTATAAATGACGCAATTTTAACTATGCATACTTGTCCTGATGAAGAAACAGCAGATCATAAGTTATCACATGTTTTATTTCACCCAACTGATTTTTGTTCAATATCAACAATTAGAAAAACTATTCCAAATATTGATAAAACGATAAAATTGAAAGTAGATATAGAAGATGTCATTAGCGTTGCGAGTATGATAGAAGAAAAACCAAAAGATAAACCTTCTATATTAGTTCATCCAGGTAAATGGTGGCCGTCTAAAACCTTTCCAATTGAATGGTGGCAAGAAGTTGTTGATAAACTATCTGAAAAATTATATGTTTGTTTAATTGGAAAAACAATTGATGAAAAACAAGGATATGTACCAATTAGCTGCCCAAAAAATGGATATGATTTTAGAGACAAAACATCATTAGGAGAATATATTGCATTAATTTCAATGGTTGATGTTTTATTAACAAACGATTCTTCACCTATTCATATTGCTGGTGCTTTTGATAATTGGATTGTTACAATTCCTACCTGTAAACACCCAGATCATATTTTACCATTTAGAAATGGTACTCAATATTATAAAACAAAATCTCTATATAAAAAATTATTATTAGATGATTTAGAAACCAGACATACTGAACACGATACTGATACAATTGATACTATTCCAGAAGGAAAAACATTATATGATTATCTTCCAAATATAGATACTGTAGTAAAAGAAATCTTTGATATTTATGATAAAAAATAAATTTGAATTTTTTAGGCCATTGATGTTTGAACATGAATATCGTTTTATAGAAAGCTATTTAACAAAAGATGATATTTTATTAGAATGGGGTTCAGGAAATGGAACTATATATTTTTCTGGATTAGTTAAAAATGTTATATCAATTGAACATGATAAAGATTGGGTTAATAATATTAATAAAGTTATTGATTTATATAATATTAAAAATATAAAAATTTATCATATTGCAGCTCATTCACCAGAACCAAAACCATGTCGATATGAACAATTTAAAGATTATATAGAATTTCCTAAAAAGAAAAATTTAAAATTCACAAAGGTTTTAATTGACGGTAGAGCAAGAAAATATTGTGCTAAATCCATTTACGATATCATTGATGATAGCACAATCGTTTTTATACATGATTTTAATCGACCAGACTATCAAAAGGTTTCAAAATACTTTGATATTATTAAATATGATATGAATGGACAAGGAATAGTTGCATTAAAAAAGAAAAAAATTATTATTAAAGATAATAATTATTATTGATAATTGCTAATATCTTCAACTATAATTAATTCTCCAAATGAATCTATTAATACTTGATGTTGTGGTAAAATAACATTACAATAAAGATATACATTATTACCAATTGTTTTTACAGGTAAATTGTTTAATTGAAACCAACCATACATTTTTATACCATTATCATCCATTATTAATTCTAATGGAGCAATAATTCTTTTTTGATAATTTGGATAATTCCAATCGCCTTCAGTATAATTTAATTCATTTTCATCAATTGGATTAACAAAATTCCAAGTTAATTCATTATTAACTTTTTTAATTATTATTTGTCTTTCATAAATATTATTGTTTAATGAAACTGTTACTATTGCTTTTGAGATTTCAGCATCTTCTTTAACACCAATTAAATCTGCATCTATAAATGTTCCATCATTGCATAAATCTGATAAATATTGATTGCATATTTGTTCAAACATAGTTTATTTTTATTTTTATTTATTTCCATATTTACTAAATACTAATATATAATAATATATATTAAAAATATTCTATTAAATGTATACCTATGTTAAATATTTCAATGAACTCTTTGAATCTAATAATTTTGTAAAAGAATTAGAAGATGCAATTACTGATACAAAAGAACTTATTGATCGTGGTTTACTTTCAGATAATGACTTAGAGGTTGAAAAAAAGAGAATTATCTCTAAGTATAAAAATGAAATGCAACAAGAATTTGGTTCAATTGATGAAATTGATATATTAGATTGGGCTAATTCTATATATGGAAAAACATTAACTCCTGATTTATCTAATGCTATAAATTCTCAAAGTTATAAAAATTTAATAAAAAAAGATTTAAAATTAAACCAGCTAAATTAGAAGACTTGCTAGATCAACAAATTATTATATATGTTGAAAATGCTGATGCCTATATACTACTATTACATAAAGGTTCTAATTCAAATTCTGGAATAAAATTTTCTAGAAAATACACAAATTTAAATAAGAAACCAATGAATCTTGGAATTCCGTTTATGGATTTTATGAATCATTCTTTTTCTAATATGTTTGATTATATTGTAAAATCAATTGATCCAAATGATGATACTTTATCAGATTATACAAAAAGTAAAAATAAAATTGATAATGCAAAAAAATATGATGAATACTTAATTGAACTTAAATCAATATTGCGTAAATTTTTTAATACTGACGAATTAGTAGATTTAGTTATAGAAAGATTACAATTAGAATATGTTAAACAAAATCCAAAACAATTATTTTTAAATAAAGAATATGTTCGAATAAATGGAGTTTTTAATTTATCAGAATATATTAAAAAAGTTAATTCTTTTGCAAATAAAGGTTTTGTTTATTTAGGAATTTTTGATTATGATTCATTTTTTAATTCCGAATTAGAAGATTATTTTATGGAAAACAATATACGCTGGGTAAGTAGTAAAACTCTATATATTGGTTCAGTAAATACTAGAAATTTTGAATTATATTATAAAGCATTGCCACTATTTGAGTTTCCATCATATTTTACTAATACTGATATTTATTGTCGATTAATTTTAAATAAAAAGTATACATCAAATATGATTGTAGATTTATTAGATAAGCAAGAAAAATATTATGAACATAATAAATCTTTTGAAATTGAAAAGTTTTAATACTTAAAAATTGGTATAATAAAAATATGAATGCAATGTCAAATACTTGGAGTGAATTATATTACAATGGAGGTACTTCATTAAATATTGTTACGATAAAAGCGTATGGACTTACATTTGATAAAATGTTAAAATTTACAAATACTACATTAACTGAGTCTGAATTAAAAGAAAGTGGAATAGTAATTTGTAAACAAGAATTAGTTAAATCTAAAAATAATACAAGTCCAGTTTTTGAATTAATAATATTTGCAGTTCCAACTATATCATCTACTTTTTTACATAAAAAATTAAATGTAATTAAAGAAAAAGTATATGAAAAATATGGAGATAACTTATATCGAGTTAAACTTAATATATTAGAAGAAGAGATCAATGAATCATATGAAAACTATTTTAATAATTGGATGAATTTAGTAGATTTATAATGGCACATTTCATAAAAGCATTAAAAAATAAACAAAATAATGAAATTATTCATTATTTTCCAAATAATAAAGGTTTATTTGAACCTATCGGTTATCAATTAATTACTGTTGAAATTAAAGAAGTTAAATCTCCTTTATGTATTTCATGTAAATTCTATGATCAATGTAATTCAAAGTTAAAGGGCAAAGATTTAGATTGCTCGAGTTATGAATAATAAATTTATTAAAATGTCAAAACTAAAATTAAATTTGTATCAAATAAAGGTTTGGCTTAATAAAAACCTTTTACATTATCGGAGATAGTTTAGAAAATACATTAATTCGAGCTATAGAAAAATATTTAGAAGTTTCTGCTATTGAATTAATTGCCGAAGACGTTCATAATTATAATAAATTTAGAATATGAAAAAATTTAATGATTTTAAAATAATTCATTTAAAATTTTTATTATCAACTGTTATTATCTCTTTAATTGTTTGTGGTGTATTGATTTTAATAAAAATATTTACATAAATGGAAAAACCAAAAACCGGCAGGAATCAATCATTTACAAAAGTTTTAAATATTTTAAATAAAACATATTCTCGTCCAATTACAATAGTTGAAACTGGCTGTATTCGAAATACAACAGATGAAGCTAGATTCGGAGATGGGTGGAGTACTCTTAATTGGGAGTATTATGCTAAACAAACAAATTCTAAAGTTTTTGTAGTTGATATTGATGAAAATCATCTAAATAAAGCAAAACAAATAGTTGAACCTAGTAAATACATTACTTATATTCAAGATGATTCTGTATCATATCTAAGGGACTTTTTATTTAAAATTGATGTACTATTCTTAGATAGTTATGATTATTGCGGGGATGCTGAAAACGTCAAAAAATGTCATATGCATTCGTTAAATGAGATTCTTGCAGCTTGGGATAAGCTAAATGATTTATGTTTTATTTTAATAGATGATGTTTTTAATGATAGCTGGGATGGCAAAGGCAAATTATCAATTCCATATTTATTAGATCATGGTTTTGTATTAGTATATCAAAAAGACAACCAAGTATTATTAAAAAGAACTAATTAATTTGTGAAAAAAGTAAGTTTTGTTTGTACAACATATCGTCGGCATACTTGTGTAGAAAGAATAATTGAACAATTTTTACAGCAAGATTATAAAAATGTAGAACTTATCATTTTTAATACAGATGATGAATACTTAATGTCATTAAGTAAAGAACTGCATACTTTTCCAATTTTAGTTATTAATCAAAGCACTGATTCTAAAACAAAAAAATCATATACAAATCGAGGTTCTATTTTAAGAGATGCGATTGTGTATGCAACAGGAGATTATTTTATGCTAGCTGATGATGATGATGTATATTTACCTTGGCATATACGGCAAGCAGTCGACGGAATTGAAGAAATTAAAAAAGATGCATGGAAACCACAAAAAAGCATGTATTCAACTCCAAAAACGGTTGAGTTATGTCAAAATACATTAGAAGCATCAGTAATAGTAAAAATGGATCGAATTCGAGAAATTGGATTTAGGGAAGACTTAACCGGATATGAAGGATTAAGTTGGTATACTAAATTACGAGACGGTGGTGAATTAGACGAAAACAATTTAAATTATGTACCATCATATTGTTTTAATTGGTCAGACCCATCTAATATTGTTGGACATCGACAAAGTGGAGATATTGATAATCCAAGCAATTTTGAAAATCATAAAATTCGGTCAACTGATATTTCAAATACACCCTTATTTAGATTCGGTATCAATAAGATAAATTTATTTTATTTAAAATATTATAATTTCTTAAGAGAAAACAAAAGACTTTTTTCAAAAAAGCATTACGACTTATATGCAAAACCTTATCTTTTCTAAATAAATAATTTAGATGAAAAAGTATGTTAAATTATTTCAAGAAAAGTTAGTATATAATAGAATATTAAATCCTAAATTTTGGCAAAATCAAGAATTTGATAAAAATGTTAGATCAAAACTATTACAAATTGCAAATGATTTTTATAAAGATCTAAAAGTAGATGCGCCGATTTTAGATGTACACTTAACCGGATCGATGGCAAGTTTTACTTGGACTGAACATTCAGATTTAGATATACATGTAATTATTGATTTTTCAGAGATTGATGAGAATATCGAATTAGTTAGAGATGCATTACTTGGTAAAAAATTCACTTGGAATATTAGACACCCAGTTCAAATTAATGGATATGACGTCGAGTTATATGTTCAAGATGATGATACTGAAACAATTTCAGCTGGAATATATTCATTAATGAAAGATGAATGGATAAAAAAACCAACATATAATCCACCAAAAGTTGATACGTATCTTATTGCAAATAAAGTTGAAAGTTATAAAAAAGAAGTTGATGCATTAAATGATATTTTATTAGATGATATTGAAGATGATGCACAATTAATATTTGATAGACTAAAAGTATTAAAAAAGAAAATTTCTGGTACACGAGATGAAGGTTTGCAAAGAGATGGAGAATTTTCAATAGAAAATTTAGTTTTTAAAGAATTCAGAAGCCAAGGTTATATTGAAAAGCTTATTAAATTACAAGCATTTGCTTATTCTAAAATTTATTCAGATGACGGGTTTAAACCAGATAAATCTAAAATTTTTGAAAAAAATATAAATGAACAATTAACAGATAAAGAAAAGTATGATGCTAAATCTGAATATCAAGGATTAATAGAGTTAGAAGAGATTGGTCTTCTTGATAAATCTCATATAGACTCATATCGCAATAAATTAGTTAATGGGGTTAGTGGAATTGATAATTTAGCAAAAGATCAAATATTAGGAGAAGTTATATTAGGGCCATTGAATACTGCAATGGATAGCGATGTTTATCATGCATTATGTATGGAGGGTTGGTATTCAATATCTAAAGAATTTGATTTATTTAATGGATTTATATTATTATCAACAGATGCAACAATAACTTCAAGTAATTGTTACACTTTTATTAAAATTTCAAAAAATGGATATATTAAACGACATATTCGTGAAAATCCGTATACTTCAAATTATGCAGATCAAACTGAAGCTTTAAAAATCATAAAAAGTAGTGATCTATTAACTCGATATATTAAAGCATTTGAATGGGTATACGAAAATATTGATCCTAACTCAATATATTTAAGCCTTAAACAATAATTACTAAACCTTTATTATAATCTTTATAGAATAAGATTAAGAAATTAATTAAGTATGACAAACGAACAAAAAGAAATAAGTTCTAAATATCAATTACTTGATGAGATAGAACATGTACTTAAGCGTCCAGGTATGTATATTGGGTCGACCAAGCCACATACTGAAGAACAGTGGATATTAGTTGATGGATTATATGAGAAAGAAGAACTTACTTATAATCCTGGTTTTTTAAAGTTGTTTGATGAAATTATTTCAAATTCAGTTGATGAATATAAAAGAAATAAAAATATTACTCAAATTAAAGTAAATGTTGATGATTTTAAAATTATAGTAAGAGATAATGGCGGAATCCCAGTTATTAAGCATTCACAACATAAGTTATGGATTCCAGAAATGATTTTTACAAATTTAAGAGCAGGTTCTAACTTTGATGATTCAAATAATAGGATTGTTGCTGGAACAAATGGAATTGGTGCAACTGCTGTTAACATTTTTTCTAAGAAATTTATAGTACATACTTCTGATAAAAAGAATTCGTTTATACAAACATATACAAATAATATGTCTAAACGAACAACTCCTAAAATAAGTAAATCAAGTCAAGGCTATACAGAAATTTCATATGAACCTGATTTAAGTAGATTTGGTTTAGATAAAATTGATGAAGTTCATTATAAAATGATTCGCAAAAGAGTTATTGATATTGCAGGATGTAATCCAGGATTAAGAATTAGTTTTAATGGAGAAAATTTTAAATTTAAAACATTTAAAGAATATGTAGATACATATGTTAATAATTCTATTTGGGAAAAATCTAAAGATTGGGAAATTGCAATCGGCGTATCAAAAGATGGATATCAATCTGTTAGTTTTGTAAATTCAGTACATACTAAAGAAGGAGGAACTCATGAAAATTATATTTTATATCAAGTAGTTGAAGAGATTCGAGCATTAATAAAGAAAAAACATAAAGTCGAACTTAGACCTGCTGAAATTCGAGCTCATATGTTTTTATTTATGAACTGCAATATTGTAAATCCAGCATTTGATTCGCAAACAAAAACTAGACTTATTACTGAGCCTAAAGAATTTGGAACAGTGCATAAAGTAACAGATAAATTTATAAAAGACGTATTTTCATCAGAAATAATTGAATCATTATTAGATTGGATTGAACAAAAGAAAGCTGCCGAAGAACGTAAGGAACTTAGAAAATTAAACAAATCATTAAAACCAACAAAGGTTTTAAAATTAATTGATGCAAAAAGCAGAGATCGAAGTAATTGTATATTGGGTATCTTTGAAGGTAATTGTTTAGATGAAAATACTAAAGTTAAGATAATTAAGCAAAGTGGTGAATTATTAGATTTACAAATAAAAGACATTAATATTGGAGATTATGTTATTTCTGGAAATAATAAAATTGAAGAAATTTATCAAATAACTAAGCGAGTAGATAAAGTAATTCAAATTAATTTAAAAAACGGTGAAACTATTAGATCTAGTTCAAATCATAAATTCTATATTTATGATAAACGACAAATGGAATTTAAATTCGTTAAGGTTAATGACATTGATGTGAAGAACCATCAATTTGTTAAAAATAAATTATCAAAATTTGTTTCATTTATTGAAATCATTGATGTTAAAATAAATAATGAAACTTGTCAAATAATATTTGATGATTTTAATAGTATTGTAGTTTCTTTTAAAACTAAGGTTTGTGTATTTAATAAATTGAATCAAGAGTTTATTGTGATATCAGCAGATTCGATTAATTCAAATATACATATGTTTGTAAATTTTACAAATATATGAAGGAGCCTTCATATAAATAAAAATAAACAATATATGAAATTTATATATTCTGTAAACGATGTAAGTATTGAGTTTTCAATTAAACATTATTCTAATTCAATAATGCAAGCTAGTTTTAAAAAAGCATTAATAAAAAGAAATATTGATATTAATCAACATTTATTAGAATTAGGCTTTTCTTTAAAGCTCTGCAATATTTGTAAAACACATTATAATCCAAATTTAAATTTAGTATTCGAACAATTAGAAAACAACTATGTTAAAATTTCAAAAATTTGGTATGGAAAATTGGTAAATGATAAAATTTTATATGATAGATTTTATTGTTATGGTGATAATAAAAATTGTCCTGGGATAAAAATGAATTCTAATTCCATTGAATATGTTGCAGCAACTCTTAACCTTAATGAAGTTGAAGCAAAAGAATATATTCATAATAATAATAGATCTCCATTTTATAAAGAAAATCATAATACTTTAGATCAATATAAACGTAGCCAAACTAGAGATTTATCTTTTTTTATAAATAAGCATGGTGAAACATTAGGTATACAAAAATTTCAGAAATATTCAAATGATCATAGGTATTATACAAGTAAACAATATCAAATTGATAAATTCGGAGAAGATATCGGAATTAAAATTTGGGAAGAAATTTCTAGGAAAAAAGCAATTACTTTATCTAATTTACAAGATAAATATGGAACTAAATTAGGCGCTAATAAATATAATAATTGGTTAGCTTCTGTATCAAAAAGTAATTTAGAATTAGTTGAATTACATGGATATGATGAAGCGATGAAAATTATTAGTTCAAGAAATAGTAAGCGCATAGAAACTCTTAAATTATCCAAAGGAGTAATAACAATTCCGAAAAATCAAAAAATTGAATATTTAATTTATTCACAAATGGTTTGGGATCATACTAAAGAAAATATTTTAAAATATGGATTATTAAAATTTGGTGATTTTATAAAAAATACTAAATTAACAATTGATCATATGTTTAGTATTAAGCAAGGTTTTTTAAATTTAATAAGCCCTAATATAATTGGACATATTGAAAATATTGAATATATAACAAAATCTAAAAATTCTAAAAAAAGAGATAATTGTTCAATTGAATTACATCAATTATTAGAAAATATAAAAAATTCAAAATATGGTAAACTCTAATCTAATTGAATTAGTTGATATTGATACGATAGAAGAAGCTGGGTATTCGAATATGATTGATATCTCAGTAACTGGTGATGCTAGCTTTATTTTATCAAATGGAATAATTTCACATAATTCTGCATTATCAGCAGTTCGACAGTTCAGAAATCCTCAAAAATTTGGTGCATTTCCATTACGTGGAAAATTTATTAATGTTAGTGAACTTTCAAATCTTGAGGTTATTAAAAATCAAGAAGTAGTTGGTTTAATGGGAGCATTATCTATTAAATTTGGAGAATCGCCATTTACTTATAAAAAGGATTCAATTAAAATTAAATTAATCGATTATGATAATAATGAAATAATTGTTGATTTAAATGACGAAATTTATATAGATGGAAAATGGGTATTAGTTAAATCACTGGTGTAGTGTTTCAATCTGAGTCAGCACCCGTTTATATATATTGTGATATGGGAAGATGAATACATTAAAAATAAAAAAAGAAGTTATTAATTTTATAATTAAAAAAATATTAGATAAATGGAAGAATATAAAGTAAACTTTAAAGTGAAAAATGTACAAATTAGACGTAAAGTATTAGATAATAAATCTCGATATGATAAAATCTATCTATATACAGATGCAGACCCAGATGGTTAACCCCGCTTGGGGTATTATATTTTAATAATAGTCGGTGATGCTATTTCTGCTATGTTAATTAACTTTTTAAATAAATATTGGCCAGACTTAATTAATCAAGGTAAAGTTTATAAAGTATTAACGCCATTAATGGTTGCAAAGAAAAAAAATCAAACTAAACTCTTTTATACATTTGAAGAATTTAATAAATGGAAAAATACAAAAAGCAGTAAAAGTTGGAATATTGAATATAAAAAAGGATTAGCTTCATTAGAAGATGAAGAATATTCAGAAATTATTAATAATCCTAGATTAATTCAATTAGAAAATGACGATTTATATAAAAAGAGCTTAACTGATTGGTTTGGTCCAAATAGCGAGCCTAGAAAAGAAAAACTATTAAAAAAATAAAATGGAAAGAGAAAGATTAGAAAAATATGGAAATGAATTAACTATTATCGGTTTCGTTGTTGGAAATGGGAAAGAACGTGAAATTATTATTTTTCCAAATGAAGAGAGTGTTTCTAATGCACCAATTTTACAGCCCAATGAAGATACCTTAGTTAAGATTTTTAAGCAATTAGATACACTTGAAATTACTGGAATTGATAAAGCAATTCTTAGAAAATCACAACGTACTATTGAACAAGGAATATCATGGGAAGTATTTAGACGTGATTCATTTAAATGTAGATATTGTGGAGCTGATCAAGTTCCAATGACAATAGATCATGTTGTATTATGGGAAGATCTTGGGCAAACTGCTGCTGATAATTTAATTACTGCATGCAGAAAATGTAATAAGACTCGAAGTAATATGCAATATTTAGATTGGTTAAATAGCGATTATTATAAAAAAGTTAGTGCAAACATAACAAATGAAGAAAAACAAGCAAATATTGATTTTTGGAAAAATGCATCAGTTTTACCAAAAAGACCTAGAAAAAGAAAAAGATGAAAGCCTTTAAATATAATATTTTAATAGTCTTAATGGTATTAGCTGCGTTTACATTAGTTATACCAATTGGTTATTATGCTTTGATAAATAGTAAAACTTGGTATGATTTATATAATAAAATAGTATTAGAAAAATATAATTATAAAATATTTTTAAAAAGAAAATTAAATGATTAAATATGAATTTATTGGAGAAATTTAGATACAAATTATGAAAAAATCATTAATAGTTGACGACTCGTTTAGAACAAATAAACTTAGCTTAAAACCTGGCGGATATGATGTGACCATTATTTATGCAAATAATAAAAGGCTTACTTATAATAAAATAAAAGATCCAATTGCATATATTAATAAAATAATAAAAAATTCAAATATTTTAGAAATTTTAATAAATAGTAAATCATATTGGAAACAAAAATAAAATAAATGCAAAAAAGAACAGTTAGTAATTATTTAGATCACGAATACGCAGAATATGGAATGTATGTTCTTGAAAATAGAGCAATCCCATCTGTAATTGATGGATTTAAACCAGTACATCGTAAGATAATTTATATTGCAGATAAAGTTTGGAAAACCGGAAAAGAAAAGAATCTTAGAATATTTCAGTTAGGTGGTAAAATTGCAGCAGAGACGAATTACCATCATGGAGATTCAAGTCTTAATTCTGCAATTATTGGAATGGCACAATCTTTTAAAAATTCATTACCTTTATTAGAGGAAATTGGTCAATTTGGTTCATTAAGATCTCCTGAGGCCGGTGCTCCTAGGTATATTTCAACAAAAACAACAACAAATTTTAGACTTTTATATAAAGATTTTGAATTATTAGAAAATCAATATGAAGATGGTATTAAAATTGAACCTAAATATTTCTTACCAATTATTCCAACTGTTCTATTAAATGGAAGTTCGGGGATTGCAGTTGGTTTTGCAACAAATATTCTTAATCGAAATCCATTAGATTTAATTAAAGCAGTACAACAAGAATTAGACAATAAAAAAATATTAGATTTATTACCTTGGTGGAAAGATTATACTGGGAAAGTTGTTAAAGAAGAAGAGTCTAACAAATATTATATGTTTGGATCATATGAAATTGTAAATACTACAACTGTTAAAGTTACTGAATTGCCACCTTCTATGACATTTGAAAAATATGAAAAACATTTAAATACTTTACTAGATAAAGGTATTATCTATGCATATGAAGACAACTCATCAAATAAAATAAATTATATAATTAAATTTTCACGAGCAGTTCTTAAAAAATTAATTGATACAAATAAATTAGAATCTAAACTTAACTTAATAGAATCTGCAACTGAGAATTTAACTTGTTTAAATGAGAATGGTAAACTTATTTTATTTGAAAATGTTAATGATATTATTAAATATTTTACAAAATTTAGGCTTTCCTTTTATAAAAAGAGAAAGGAATATTTACTTAATAAATTAAATACTGAACTTATATTCTTAACAAATAAAGCAAGATTTGTTAAAGAAATAATTGATAAAAAATTAAGTATTAACAATGTTCCAAAATTAAAAATTATTGATTATTTAACTAAAAATATGTATGATTTAGTTGATAATACTTATAGTTATCTTTTTAATATGCCAATTCATTCTTTAACTAAAGAAACATACGAATCTTTATTAAAAGAAATTAATGATAAAAAAATAGAAATTCATAAACTTGAAGAAATTGAACCGATTTCAATGTATAAAAACGATTTATCTGATTTAAAAAAGACTTTGACTAAAGAACCACAGTAATGCAATATAGCAAATGGTTTTATAAATTTCAAAGATACGTAAATTCTGGGTCATACCAAAAATTTATACGAGATCTACAAAAAACAAAAAGCGAGTTTGAAATAGAACAAATACATCGAGAAATTAGATTAAATTATATTGATGAAGTTATTGAACAAAATGATATATTTCAATTAGGTAATCTTATTTTATGTGATGATAATTCAACAATTTTAGTAGAAAATACTGATTTACTTATTGAAAAAATTCCAACTTTTATTAGATTAATGGTTGGAAATCACGGTATTTATATTGAATTTGAAAAACCAGTTGGTGATTATCAATATATTCAAACAAATAAAGACTATGTATGGTATGAACAAAATTTAATGAAATTTTATAAACAAACAAATACTGTGAATTACGCAGACTATAAGATTGGATTATGGTATGTTAGTATATATGATGTTTATGAAATTCCTAACTCTAATATATTATGAAAGAAATATTATTAATAGTAATTCCGCATTGTTCAACTGGTGGAATGCCTCAATTTGTATTAAAGAAAATTGAATTATTATTAAATTATTATGAAATTTATATAATCGAATATAATCAAATCACAGTAAAACATGTTTTACATAAAAATAAGATAAAAAATCTTATTAAAAATGATCATTATTTTACATTATCTGATGATAAGTCAGTATTATTAAATTATATTAAAGTTATTAATCCAAATATAATTCATTTTGAAGAATTTCCTGAAACCTTTGTTGATGAAAATCTTTGTAAATCAATTTACAAAAATGATCGTGAATATAAAATATTTGAAACTCATCATGGATCAAATTTTGATATTTCAAATAAAAAATTTTTTCCAGATAAAGTTATTTTAGTTAGTGAATATTATTATTCTCAATTAAATGAATTAAATATTCCAGTTAGTATTATTGAATATCCAATTAATTTTCAGCAAATATCATCTATTGAAAAAGAAGAAGCTTTATCTAAATTAAACTTAAATCCAGAATACAAACATATTTTAAATGTTGGTTTATTTAATTCTAATAAAAATCAAAAATATGCATTTGAAATTGCAAATGAATTAAAAAATGAAAAAATTAAATTTCATTTTGTTGGAAATCAAGCAGACAATTATAAACCATATTGGGAACCGTTAATGAAAAATAAACCAGAAAATTGTATTATTTGGGGAGAAATAGATTCTTCTGATTTTTATAAATCTTGTGATTTATTTTTATTCACATCAAAGCTTGAATTAAATCCATTAGTTATAAAAGAAGCATTATCTTATAATATGAATACTTTTTTATTTAATTTATCAATTTATAATAATAGATATTCAGAAAATAAGTTGTGTCATTATTTATCTGAAAATGTAAAAACCGATGCAAACAATATTATAAACTATTTAAAATATCCAAAAAAGAATAGATCATATGTTTCTATGTATAATGATAATACTGTTATGCATTTATACAAATACCTTTATACAAATACACAAATATAAACCAAAATTAAAAACTTATAGTATAATAATTTAAAATTAAAAATGGAAGATATGCAAAAATTAACATTCAAACAACAGTTCGCATTTGATTATTTGAAAAAAAATGCAAGTCAATATATTTCGCCATCAGTTATCGGTAGAGAATATCGAATTGCTATTAGAACAAATTATTATTATCTTACCTCTAGTGATTATAGTTCAATTGGAAGTGATGTGTGTAAAACACTTGTAAAAAAAGGGTTAGCTGTTCGTAATAATAAGGGACATTATAAAGTAATACTCAGATCGTCTAGTCCAACTGCTACTTCCCCAGCAGAAGTTTCAGAACAAGCGTTTAAGCCAGAAGTTGAAGATCTTAATACTAATAAAAATATCGAATCACAAGAAGATCTTGATCAAGCTCGATATCTTTATAATAAATCAAACGGGTTTCACTTTGTTGAAAAATTGCCAAATGGTAATGAAATTTATAAAAAACAACAAGAGGATGGATCTTGGATTTATTATGGTCAGTCTGGAGAAATTTATAATCCTATTTGGAATTCTGCAATTTGTACAAAATCTGAACTTATTGCAATTGCAAAAGATTGTTATAAAATGGGATATGCAGTAATTGTTACTGAAATTCAAAAACAGGGTGAATATCGATTTGAAAAAGGCCAAACTATTTTTTATATGAAAGATAATTTGATTCATTCAGCTAGTATTTTATTTCAAACTTTGAAAGATGGAGAATCTGCATATGAAACTATACATGGAGTCTTTAAAGAAGCTGACTGTTTTGAATCGAAAATTGAATTAATTGACTCACTTTAAATTAATGGGGACAAATTTTGTCCCCTTTTTATTAATTAAAAATTTATAAAATGAAAAACTTTTTAACTGTAGTTGGTCTTATTATTTTAGCAATTGTTTTATCAGTTATTGCAATTAATCTTAGAGATAAAGTTGTCGCTAAAATGACAGTTAAACAGTATTGTGAAGAAGGATTATATCCAAATTCAACTAGAGATCAAGTATATAATGCATATGCTGGAAATGGTGGAACTGTTAAATGGAAAGTATCAGCTCTTGATGAATATTCAAATATATTGCAAGTTAAATGCATTGCAGACAATCTATTAGAAGATTATAAATTATGTGCATATTATTTAGTAAATATTAGTAATTGTAATGTTGTTCGAGTCGAACAAGGAACGATTGATAAATTAACTAATGAGTATGAATCAATGCAATCAATATTTTTTGAGATATTAATATGCTCAAAAATAGTAGAAAAAACTAATTATTATTAATAATGAAAACTAAAAAAAATAAAAAAATTATATCTAAAGTAATCTTTAGTAAATTATTAGGCACTTATGAAAATGCGCCATTAACTTTAAAAGATTTACCAAATGATATAAAAGAAACAGACGAAATTTTTATTGAATATGACGATGGTTATTATTCTGAAAATAATTCATGGAATCCTTTTACAAAACTTCATGTGTTTAGGGACTTAGAAGAAACGGACGATGAGTATAATACTCGAATAGTCGAAGAAGATAGAACAAAACAATTAGCAAAACAAAAAAGATATAATCTTTATTTAGAATTAAAAAAAGAATTTGAAGGCGAAGGCTAAAAAGATTAAGTTTGGGGATATTATTAAATTTACCGAAGTTTATGATTCTACTATTTATCTAGACATACATGATTCGAAAAATTTTGATTTAACATTATATACAACAAATGAATTTATAGAATCAAATACAATTCAAAAAGCAAATGGCACTGAATTATATAAAAGGTCATATCGGAAAATAATTTTTCGAAAAGAAATTGGTCAAACTAAAAAACTTGAAGAATTTTATATTCTACAAGCAGGCGGAACCGTTTATAGTTATTATCCAACTGAATATGAACCAGCTTATCTTGAAAACAAATTGACTTATACATTTTGGATAGTTGCAGTTGATTTAAATAAAACAGTATTAGTACCAAAGGTTAAATAGATTTTAACATCTTTATTAGTTTTGGTTGTGGCGACAAATCAAACTTATCTGGTCTAACTGAATTATGTGTATATAATCCAGGTTTTCCAGATAATGCTTTTTTAGAAACATTCCATAAATCATTAGAATATGATAATGGTAAATTGTATCGATCTTTCCAATATATTAATAATTCATAAAGGCTATTAATTTGTGCATCAGTATATGCATGATAATATTGATAGCCTTTAAACGGTTTTTCAAGTTCACAAACTTCTGAATCAGAAATATTTGTATCAATATATGTTAAAAAGTTGCCGTCTTCTTTAGTAAGAGGTCCCCAATTACAAAGTTCAACACCTATACTACTTTTATCTAATTTAATATATGGCAATTCATATTCTTTAAATATTGTACTTTTTAAACCTAAGTGATATGCCCAATATTTTGAAGAAAATCCTTGTACAATTTCGCCATCATACCATTTATCTCTAGATCTAACTGGCTTTCCACCAATTATAATACATGTTCCTATTCGCTCAGGAGTACTTCCCCACCAATTATATGTACCGTATGGATTTGCATTCCCGGCTGTATGATGCAAGTATATTTGAGTTTTTTTAGTTACACTTCGTACATATTGATCATGATCTAATGGATATTGCGAAATTTTCATAATATTATAAATTTTTATTATTTATTTGAAATCTGATTATAAACTTAAAGTATAAATAAAGTAGAATATCTAATTTGAAAACATAATGATTAAATTAACTAAATATACAATCTCTCATATTTACGAATTATTCAAAAGTAAGTCAGTTTTCATAAGTTAATTTATTAACATAATTAAACATAAAAATAAAAGTATGTGATTAAAAATGAATCAGATATTTTTATTTTTCTAAAATAAAATGACATTTAAATATGAATTATTATAAAAGGGATGAAGTTTATAAAGAAACTTTAGAATATTTTAACGGTGATCAATTAGCAACTGATGTTTGGATTAATAAGTATGCTTTAAAAGATTCAGATGGAAATATTTATGAAAAAACTCCAGATGATATGCATAATAGAATTGCCTCTGAACTTAATAAAATAGAAAAGAAATACCCTAATCCATTAAGTAAAGATAAAATATTTGAATTGATTAAGAATTTTAAATATCTTGTACCACAAGGAGGTTCTATGTCTGGACTCGGAAATAATAATCAAGTTGTTTCTTTGTCAAATTGTTTTGTTATTGGTAATGTCGCAGATTCTTATGGTGGAATATTTTTAACAGATCAAGAGCAAGCACAATTAATGAAAAGACGAGGCGGAGTTGGCCATGATTTATCGCATATTAGACCAAGTGGAACTAATGTAAATAACTCGGCGTTAACTTCAACTGGAATCGTACCATTTATGGAAAGATATTCTAACACAACCAGAGAAGTAGCACAGGACGGAAGAAGAGGAGCACTAATGCTTTCAATTTCTATTAACCACCCAAATTCAAGCGATTTTATAGATGCAAAATTAGACACAACTAAAATAACAGGTGCGAATATTTCAGTTAAAATCGATGATTCCTTTATGAAATCATTAGAAAAAAATGATGACTATATTCAAAGTTTTCCTATTAATAAAAATATTGAAATTGATAGTGGTGTTAAAAAAGAAGATTTAAAAAATGATTTAATTGTTAAGGGTGCACTTGCTCAATATAAAAAAATAAAACCAAAAAAAATATGGAATAAAATTATACATAATGCATGGAAATCTGCCGAACCTGGTATTTTATTTTGGGATAATATATTAAACGAATCGGTTGCAGATTCATACTCAGATCAGGGCTTTGAGACTGTTAGTACAAATCCTTGTGGAGAAATCACTTTATGTCCATATGATAGTTGTAGATTACTTGCTATTAATTTATATAGTTATGTAGAAAATCCATTTACTAAAGAAGCTACTTTCAACTGGGATTTGTTTAAAGAACATGTTAGATATGCACAAAGGTTTATGGATGATATTGTTGATTTAGAAATTGAAAAAATCGATAAAATTTTAGAAAAAATTAAGTCTGATCCAGAAGATGAATTCATTAAGCAAATTGAAACTAATTTATGGGAAAAAATTAAAGACAAAGCAGTTAACGGAAGACGAACTGGATTAGGAGTAACAGCTGAAGGCGATATGCTAGCATCTCTTGGATTAACATACGGTACTAAACAAGCAACCGATTTTTCAATAAAAGTTCATAAAACGTTAGCAATTGAAGCATATGTCTCTTCTACAATTTTAGCCAAAGAACGTGGTGCATTTCCGATATATGCTTATGAAAAAGAAAATAACAGTAATTTTATAAAGAGAATTAGAAAAGAATCTCCTGAATTAGATAAAATGCTAAAGAGCTACGGTCGAAGAAATATTTCATTATTAACAATTGCACCAACTGGTTCTGTTTCTATTATGACAAGTACAACATCTGGAATTGAACCAGTATTTTTGCCAGCATATAAACGAAGAAGAAAAATTAATCCAAATGATAAAGAAACTAGATCTGATTTTATAGACAGTAATGGAGATAACTGGGAAGAGTATACGATTATTCATCCTAAATTTAAATATTGGCTGGAGTTAAGTGGATATAATCTTGAGGATTTTAAAAAAATGAAACAAGATGAAATTGATAATATAATTAAAAAATCTCCATATTATAAAGCAACATCGAATGATGTTGATTGGCATGAAAAAGTTAGAATGCAAGGTGAAATCCAAAAATGGGTAGATCATTCAATATCAGTTACAATTAATTTACCTAATGAAACGACTGAGAAAACAGTAGACGAATTATATAGAACTGCTTGGAAGTCAGGATGCAAAGGACTTACGATTTATAGAGATGGAAGTAGAGATGGCGTACTAATAAAAGAAAATAATAAAAAATCCATTAATGAATATATTAAAGAAAATAATGCACAAAGACGTCCAAAAATACTAGAATGCGAAGTTGTCAATTTTGTTAATAATAAAGAAAAATGGATTGGTTTTTTAGGAATGTATGAAGATAAAGAAAATAATGAAGCTTATCCATATGAATTATTTACTGGGCTATTAGAAGCTTTTCCGATTCCAAGTTATGTAGAAAAAGGTTGGATTAAAAAGAACAAAGATAAGAATACAAATAAAGCTACATTTGATTTTGTTTATTTAGATAAAGATAGATATGAGGTAACTATGAGTGGTTTAAACAGAGCGTTTGATAGAGAACTATGGAATATTAGTAAAATGATATCGGCTATGTTAAGACATAAGATTCATTTGCCAACAATTATAAGCTTAGTTGATTCATTACAGCTTAATGGAAATAAAGATGAACATACTAATCCAATATTTGGAACATGGCAGGCTGGAGTAAAACGAATATTAAAAAAATATTTAAAATCAAATCAACTAGGAGATGAACGTATGTGTCCAGTTTGCGGTTCTACTAATTTGATAAGAGTAGAAGGATGCTTAACTTGTAATGATTGCCAATGGTCAAAATGCGGATAAAATAAACTTAATTAAAGAAAATAAGTAATAAAATAAAAACATATGTCAAACTTAGATCAAATTAAAGTTTCATTAGATAATTCAACTGAAGTTAATTGTGAAGAATGCGGAAATGCTACATTTACTGAAGTATTTTATATTAGAAAAATTTCTAAATTATTAATTGGTGCACAAGATGATATGATTACAAATATACCAACATTTGCATATGCTAAATGTGGACACATAAATAAAGAATTTGAAATACAAATAGAAAAACCTAAAAACAATTCAATAATTACAGAAAAATGAGAATAACTGCATTATCTGATACTCATGGAAAACATAATGAAATTGATAGAATCGATTTGCCTGGTGGAAATCTTTTAATTCATGCAGGAGATATAAGTAATATTGGATTGCCTCATCAAATTAAAGATTTTTGCAATTGGTTTGATTCAATTAAAGGTTATACTCATAAAATTTTTATTGCAGGAAATCATGATTTTTTATTTGAAAATCATAGTAATCTTTCAAGCTATATTGTTAACTTACATGAAACTATTAGGTATTTAGAAGACTCTGGAAAAACAATAGAAGTTGATGATTTAAGTGTTAATATATATGGAAGTCCTTGGCAACCTGAATTTAATAATTGGGCTTTTAATTTACCACATAATGGAGATGAACTTGCTAATGTTTGGAATGATGTTCCAGAAAATACAGATATATTAATTACACACGGTCCTCCAAAGTTTATATTAGATTCAATCGAAACGGTTAAGGATTTAGGTTGTGAATTACTTAGAAATAGAGTTAAACAAATAAAACCTAAACTTCATATATTTGGACATATACATAGTGGAAATGGATATATGTTTGATAAAAATACTCATTTTATTAATGTTTGTGTTTTAAATGAAAGATATGAATATAGATACAAACCAAAAACCTTTGATTTAGATTTATTAACTAATGAAATAACTTTTATAAATGATTAATTTTAAATATAATATTGAAGAAAATTCGTATTTTATAGGATTTAATAAATTACATTTTTTTGATAAAGATGAATTGCCATTAAAAGCTGAGTTTAGAAAAATGGTTAATCTTGAATTATCATGGACATCAAACTTAAATCCAGGTGCATGGACTAAATGGAATGGTGGATCGTGTAAATATAATGCATATGTTTATACAGCAAAAGGCGAACTTATTTTTGAAAAAATATTCGATGTCGAATTATATGGAAATCAAATAGAAAAAACCTTTCATTACTTTATTGAGGCAAATCCTAAATCTAATGGTTTAATTATAGGCCCGCACGATGGCACATTTGGACACTGGACTTATGATTTAATTAATAATACAGATGCTAATATTACTTTTGTAGAAGGTACACAAGAAAAGCTTGAAACATTAGAAAAAAATTATCCATTATTAAATGCAACATATATTAATGAAATAGTAACTCCAAATGGAGAAGATGTGATTTGGTATAAAGGAGGCGAATGGTTTACTGATACTATTAATCGAAATGTTATTAAGAAGTATTTAAAAGACGATCAAATTAAAATGGAAAGTCGTCAAAGTATTTCAATTAATAAATTAATTGAAGATAATTTTATTAAGAAACATATAAAATTTGATTGGTTACATCTTGATGTGGAAGGAATAGATTGTGAATTAATATTAGCTTTAAAATATTTTCCTAATGTTATTATATTTGAAACAGCTCATACAAACAAAACTAAATACTTTGAAATATTAGATTGGATGAGTCAGAATAATTATGAATTATATAATGACGGAAGTGATGCAATTGCAATTCAAAAAAGTTAATTAATAATGGTTAAACTTTCAAAAAAAGATTTACCTATTAATACATTAGAAATGGAAATTGCTTTAATGAAATAGTTGGGGGTTAGACAAAATTTAGTAGTTCCTAATGTTAGTTGGGTATGCATAGTTTGCATGAATGTGATATTATTTCTTTATCTAATTCAAATTATGCAACTGAAATAGAAATTAAAATTAGTAAAGGTGATTTATTAAAAGATAAAGAGAAAAATCATAGGCACGAGCACTATCTAATAACTAATTTCTATTATGCAGTTCTTAAAAAGTTAGTAGAACTAGCATTAACTGAAATGCCTGAGCGCGCTGGATTAATATGCGTTGAAAAAATAGAGAATCGTGGAAAGTTATATTTACGTGCATATGAAATTAAGAAAGCAAAACAGAAAAGCAATGCATATAAGTGGACAGACAATGATTGTAACCGATTAGCTAGGCTTGGAACTTTACGAATTTTAGGATTAAAAGAAAAAATTTATAAACTAAAATGCAAAGTTTAACAATAAATTTAAAAGAATTTTATGAATTTATGTTAAACCAATTAATTGAAGCTGAAGATTATGAAAAGGCTGCGATTATTAGAGATCATATTAAAACATTAGATGGAACTGAAAGTATTGAGTATAACGAAATTAATAAAAACTTAAATAATGGAAAGGGGATCAATACTAAACAATAAAGAACTTAAAAGAAGAGCGGCTGAATTCATTGAAAAATTGGAAGTTGATCCATATCAGCCTGGAATAGTTCATCCAAATATTTGTGGAGATGATATTCCTGAAATATTAGACGATTTATTATGGATTAGAGATTTCAATGAAGTAACTATTAAAATAATAAAAGAAGATGGAACTTTTACAATGTCAGCTGAAGTTATTGAACGAAAAAAATAATTAAAATTATGTTTAATTCAAATATCCAAAATACTCATCATTTTATTAAAAACAAAATGATGCTTAAACAAAATGAAATTTGGAATCTAGATGGAGATTATGGAATTGGCGATGCTTTATGGAGAACGTCAGTTGCGTATATTGCTTATAAGAATAGTATGTTAAAAGAAGGGATTCTTCAATGTTTTAGAAAATTTACTATGATAAATTATAAAAATAAACATTGGTATCAAGCATCTAGAGCATATAACAGATATAGAGAAGACGATGTATCTAGAGATCAAATAATTTTAGCGTTAGCTGCATTAAAAATAAATGGCGACGATACCGAAGTTACTGAAATAGGAAATAATTTGCCAGTTAAATTAAGTAGAAGATTTCGAATGGGATTAGGCATGAGATTGTGGGTTAAAGCAATAAGTACAAATAAATCAAAATGGCATTATGCTTTTCAATTTATAGAAATTATTGAATTATTCGCAAACGCAGTTTGGAATAAAGTAATACGAAGATTATTAAGTCAGCATAAAGAATATAAGCAGGATTGGTATATTGACGTTGACTATTCAATAGGTTGGTGGAATCAAAATGATGAATGGATAGTTAATGATAATGCATATTGGGTTAATAATGGACATCGATTATTAAGCAGACATCAGCATAGAAAAGATACAAATAAAGTATATTGGTTATTAGATAGAATACAATATCCTGAGTATGCATTATTTTTAACAGCATGGCTAGTTTATACATCAAAGAACTCATGTCTTAAAAAAATATTACAGAAATTAGGGCGATGGATTGCTGAAGACGATAATTTATTAATGAGAAAATTATTCGGTAAAGAAATAAGTAATAAAGATTTGCAAAAATATAAACCAATGAATAACTTTAGATGGAGTACAAGATTAAACGGAACAACGATGTTTAGGTTATTAAAAGATGATGACTCTTTATTCAATACATTAGATAAAGATATTTTACAATTTGATCAAATAATTAAATAAATTAAGATTATGAAATTTTCAATAACTACTTCGTTTTATAACACAAAAAAATATGTTAATGATGTTTATCAATCATTAGCTGAACAAACTTATTGCAATTGGGAATGGATAGTTACCGATGATTGGTCAGATGATGATAATAATAGTAAAGATCTTTTATTAAAAATATCAAAAAAAGATGATCGTGTAAAATATATTGAGCAAAAATTTAAACAAGAATTATATTGGAATCCACATAAATACTCATCATTTGATGCTGATTTCATATTACATTTAGGATCAGATGATATACTATACCCCAAAGCATTAGAAGTTTATAAACATTTCTTTTTAAAATATCCAAATATTTTTTCAATAATATCAGGAGGAACTAGAATCCACGAAGATAAAAAAGAAAATAATTGGAAAAACTATCTTTTTTGTGATGTTCGAAATTTAAATACTAGTGACGTTCGAAACAAATTCGGTAAAGTTGAAGAAACTTTATTAATAACTAAAGCCTGGAGGCATATTCCATATCCAACATTAGATTTTAATCCTAATAATGAATGTAAATTAAGATTAGAAGATTTAAATATTTTATTAAAAATTGAAGAAATTGGAAAAATATTACCACTAAACCGTAACCTTTGTGATATTACAGTTAGAAAAAAATCATTATCTTCAAGTTCAAAATATAGATTAGGACATAATGAAATTGTTGATGAAACAAAGAAACATATATTAGATAGCACTGATTTTAGGAGAACTGGCTTTGAACATTATTCATTTAACAAAGTATTCGAAAATGAATATGATTTTTTATGTCTTTTATATTATGGAGATTTATCTAAATCTCAAAATTTTCATATAATAAATATGTTAAGTTATATTACACCAGCGCAAAGAAGTATTTTAAAAGAATTATATTTTGATTTTGATTTTAAATATAATAATTTTGTTAATAATACAGATTATAATTTTTATTTTATACAGAATGCTAATGATTATGATACATTAATTAATGATCTAAACAATTTTATTAAATATAAGAAATTAATTATATTTTTAACAAATGATGAATATTTTTTAAATTTAAAAAAACTATTGAATACTAAAGGAATATATTATTGGAGAACTTATAATAAATTTAAATGGATTGAATTAATTAATTAATTTTATAAATATTTGGTATTATAATATATGTATAATAAATCTTATAAAAATGAATAACACAAAATTAAGATCATTGGTCAATAAATTAGTTCAAATTGAAACTGATTCTGATCATTTGAAAGGATTCCTGTTTAAATCAGGATCTGCTTATTTTATTAAACCGATTGAAGTATATAAAGGCGAAGCAGTTGAAGCTGGTCGTTTTTATATTACTGAAGATAATGCTGACTTTGTCGAGTTTTGTGAAAGTCCAAAACTTATGAAAGTTAGTATGAAGTCTTGGCATTATCGTTTAATGAAATGGGTATTGCGAAGCAATGTTCCAACTCCGCAAACTATGCAAAATGGATGTCCATATTTTGGCTATTAGTATTTTCACTATTAGTTACTCCGTTTGTTACAATTTGGCGTGGATTTGTTGCATTAGGAGTAAGTTTAGGTTTATTATTTTGGAAAATTAATGAAAAACTTGCATATTTAATATTAAAAGTTTTGCCAGAAGAACGAGTTATAGATATTGAAAATCGTAGTTATCCTGGAAATTATTATGATTTACCATTTTTTGCAAAAATTCACGTAAACCGAAATGGCAACTTATTTGTAGCCCAGTACTTAAAATACAAATATGGTATTGATAAGTCAAGTCATGAGTATTACGAAAAGCGTAATGAGCTTGAAAAAAAATACAAAGATTGGCGAGAAAATTGTACACAAAAAGAAGTTGAGGAAGCTGCAAGAGATCGAGAGAAAGCACGATTAAAAGAAGCTAAAAAGCAAAGACTGCATGATAAAAGACGTGCAAGAAAAGCAGCTAGAACAAAATTCTGGAAGCCATTTAATGAAAAAACAACATCTGCGATGTTAGGCATATCAAATGCTATTCAGTTTAAAGATAATAAAGCAAAAATGATTAAGTTTGCTAAGTCAATTACTGGAATTTTAATAACTATTATTGGTTTATTTGTAACTACTATATTGGCAATTATGATAACTAATATAATATCTACAATTATTGATGGAGCAATTTGGTTATTTACGAATTATTGGGAAATCGTTTCATATGTTTTAATTGGATTCGTTATTTCATTTTTATTAATTATGCTAATTAAAGTAATTCAATCTTGGATCCAAACAATAATTGTTAAATACAAAACAGGTAAAAAAATATGGTATGTTCAATTTTTAATGTATATTATTGTATATCCAATTAAATATTTGTTCAAACTTATTATGGGATTTGGTTATTATGTCATATTTATTCCAATAAAATTTATATTTTATGATATGCTTTGGACATATGTTATTACAAATGTTGCAATATTCATATGGGGAGTTATGAAAGCTTTTTCTGGATTTTTAATTGGCAGTCTTGGAATTTTTGGAGAATATTTTGGAGCTAGTAAAAAAGATTATTGTCCAGGAATTGAATGGGTTGATACGGATAACGATTAACATAATTTTATAAGTATAAAATTGCCTAATTTGATAAAGATTAGGCAATTTTTATTTTAATTTAGTATATTAATATAAATCAAAAAAAAATAAAATGAAAATTATTATTATTTCAATTCTAATTGGCTTTCTTGCTGGAGGCTGTATTTATGGAAAAACCTTTTGGGAAAATCGAATTAAGATTCTCGGTATTATTGGTGGTATTATGTTTGTTGGATTTATTACTTCAATCTATATAATTCGACCAAATCTTGAAACTGTGTATTCCGTTACTGAAAAAAACAATTTAGTAACAATGCGAATATCTACAGAATATGAAGTACCTGATACTGCAATTTATATAAAAGAAAAAGATACAATCATAATTAGTCAAATAAATAAACCTTCAATTTTTATACCAAATATTGATATTAATTATTTTGATAAAGAAGAATTAGTTTCAGCAAAATTTAAAAATACTATTATTGACTCAGATAGTGGTGAAATCACAATTAAAGTTCCAAGTTATTATGAATTTGATTATCTCATAAATATTAGTGATAATTCTAAACATATGTGTTTTCAATATTTAGATACTAATAATCGAGGAAAGCTTACGAAACACGCAATTTTTCTTAAATATGTTTTATTTAAACCAATTCCAAATAATGAAAATCCAATTATTAATAAAATAGAATTTGATTATGAGTATCTTGGAAATTGGGTACCTTCGATGCTTTTTGTAAATTTGATAAATACTCGATATATTGTATATTTACATAATGATGAGTATGAAGCTTTGCCTCTTTACATAAAAGAAAACTATACATATCAAGGAATAGACAATTTACTTGTTGAACTTACTAAAAAATAAAAAGATGACATATATTCAACTTGTTTGGAAAAAAGAAAAGATTCATTGGAATCGAATGAAAACTTTGATGACTAAAGAATTTAAAGGTTTTGCTAAAGTATTTGGAGTTATTGTTGTTTTAATTTTAAGTCTTATTCATTATGCTTTTGCTGGTTGGCATAGTTTATACGAATTAGTATTATTCATCTTTGCACGAAAAGCCTTTAAATTAAACTTAGCTAGATTGCAGATGACTATTCCAGATACAGCAATTGCTAAATAAATTATAATATTTAATATAAACTGGTGTTCATAATTGATGAGCGCCATTTTTTTTAATATGGTCTTTTATAATTTGTTCAAGTTCAGTATAATTTAATGTAATATTATCAAATATTTCCATATTAATAACATCATACAAAGCAGTAGCAATATCTTCTATTATGTATTGATTAGGTACTCCTAATTCATTAAGAGTATATGAATTAGAATATGGATCGACTTGATGAATTAAATCGATTTTCTCTACTTCAATTTGACATGTGCCTATTATTTCAAATCCTTTTAATAATTTATTTTGTATGATATCATCAGCACTCATAGTATGATCAATTAATCCTGTATTTGATAAGGTTATTGAATCTCTAATTGAGTCATCTGCAATTTCTTCTAATTCTACATATTCTGGTTTAATTGATACTATGTATTCAATAGTAGGACTAAATCCGCGCCCATTAACAGATACTGCGTTTGAACTAAATCCGCCAAGCTCTTTAAAAATTAATAATGTAGAATTTTCAATATTCATCATGATACTAACATAATTACCCCAATCTTTAGTATCGATTGCTTTTTCTAATGCAAATAATAAATTACGATTAGTTTTATTATTAGCAATTGATTCGTTTATAAATTCTATAAAATTCTTAACAATCATAATTAATTATTTTTTAATAAAGATGTTTATCATAAATCAATTCATGTATAATATCTGAATTCTCTTCAGTAAATCGGTTAAGTTCATCTTCTGATAATTCAGTGCCATCTGTTGTTTCTGCATATGATACATATGCATCTACGAAGTCTGGATAATCTCGTATATCAATTCCATCTATTTCAATTGAATCGAGATTAATATTATATGATTTTCCATCAAGCTCTACAGCAAGTTCATTATTCTTATCTTGTATATCTTCTGTATCGTGAATGTTATCAATATCATCGTAATCGTTTGAATTCATAAATTCTTCAAATAGTAAAACATTTAAATTTTCCATTATATTAATATTTTATAATTATTTATAAGAATTTTTTCCTTTCAACGATTATTGTTATATTAGCAACATATTTAAAAATCAATACATTAGAAAAAAGTTTAAAAAATATTAACCAGTTTTAATGAAAAATATGTAATATAGATTTAACAAAAATAAAAACTTTTAATCAAGAGTTGATATATAAATTAGTAAACAATAAAAAATAATTATGTTATACTCGATTTTACATACGATTTTAAGTTATCACAGTTCGAAACCTGTAAGTCTACCGATATGTTTTGGAGCATGGAATCAAACACGTGACGAGAGAGAAGTAAGCTCGGGAAAATATAAATTGAAATAACAATTTCCACTCTCTATAAAACCAAACCCGAGCTTAAAAACAAATAAAGTTCGGGTTTTTTGATTTTTAGAGACTTTGAATTTTAAATATTTGATCTTTGACATCTTGAAATATTGGAAAAATCTAAAGCCGAAATGCTTTAGAAAGAAATAAAGGAATTTGTTTTTGATATAGCGAAGCAATTCCTTCATTTGCGAAAGTAGCTCAATTGGTAGAGTTTCTGCCTTCCAAGCAGAATGTTGCGGGTTCGAGTCCCGTCTTTCGCTCAAAAATAGTAATTAGCTTCTGTGGCCTGAGTGGCGAAAGGTCCTGGCTGTTAACCAGGTGTGTAAAAACCGTCGTAGGTTCGAGTCCTACCAGAAGCGCACTATGGCCGAGAATACATATAATATCTCTTTCTGTATTCTCTAGAATTAGTAGCAATGATAAGAGTTACTTCGTTTGGAAACAATTAAATTTGGATTTTAATTAATCAGGTTCGAATCCTGACTCGGCCGATTTTTAAATTGGGAGTATTGGGCAATTGGTTGGCCCGGCAGTCTGTAAAACTGTTCTCAATGAGCGTGATGGTTCGAATCCGTCTACTCCCACAACAAACATAGTAAAGAAATAGCGTTACTTCGTTTTATAGGTTCGAGTCCTATTATTGTATTTTTACAATATTGACAAACTGGTAAAGTCATCAATCTTGAAAATTGACAACAATCAAATCACGCTGATCTAATGTTCTTGTTTGTTTTTAATAATTTGGGCTGAATGTGGCGGTTGGTGCGCGCCCCGTCCAAACGGTTATTAAGGGTTCGAATCCCTTTCAGTCCACAGTGGTCATTTTTGTACCAAGTTCGATTATAAATAAAATCAAATAATCGAACACTATGTCAAGAAAGCAGATCCATTACATTTACAAAACGACATGTTTGGTCACTAATAGATTTTATGTTGGTATGCATTCAACTTCAAAATTGAATGATGGATATATGGGAAGTGGAAAACGCCTACATTATTCGTTAAAGAAGTATGGAAAAGAAAACCATAACGTAGAAATACTCGAAGTTTTACCAAATAGAGAATCTTTAAAGAAAAGAAAAGAGAAGCTGAAATCGTTAATGAACAATTCTTAGAAAATCCAGATTGTATGAATCTTCAACCAGGTGGAGGAGGTGGATTTTTTAGTGAAGAACATAAGCAAAAATTTTTATTAGCTGGAACACAAGCACCAGGTCGAATTCAGAAGAGTATAGAGAGAGTTAAATGGCTTTACGAAAATGATCCAGAATGGTCGAAACATATGAGATCTCAAATAGGTAAAGGTCATAAAGGTAATCAAGTTTGGTTAGGTAGAAAACATTCAGAAGAAACTAAAAAGAAAATAAGCGAATCTAATAAAGGTAAAGGTGTTGGTTCCAATAATTCACAATTTGGAACTATGTGGATAACAAATGGTATTAATAATAGAAAGATTAAAAAATCTGACTCAATTCCAAATGGCTGGCAAAAAGGACGAACTTTTTAATTGTTAAAATATTCATTATATTCCCATTCTTCGTCTTTTAAACATTTATTACATCGACGATATTTGAGAGTATCTATATTAACATTTATTATTTTAATAAAATTTCCATCTTTATCTATTATTGAATGACATCTGTCACATTGATATAATTCCATAAAGATATTTATTTAAATTTAAAAATGCGCTCGTGGCCGAGTTGATTTAGGCACTTGACTTTTAATCAAGGATCCATATGGTGTACACAGGTTTGAGTCCTGTCGAGCGCACTATTTTATTTGGGCGTGAGGTGTTGATGGTAACATTTCTGACTGTCGATCAGATGAATGCGGGTTCGACCCCCGTGACGCCCGCCAGAAATAGTCAGTATAGTTCAAATTGGTAGAATAGCGATCTCCAAAATCGAAGGTTGAGGGTTCGAGTCCTTCTACTGGCGCATAATTTGCCTTCGTGGGACAGTGGTCGACTCCGCCTGACTTGTAATCAGGATGCGATAGCACACCGCAGGTTCGAATCCTGCCGAAGGCTCAAAATAATTAATCGGGCATAATTTTTTATGATAACTGGATTAATAAAAGAATACAATAAAATAAGTAACGGCAGATACCCGAGATGGTTGCAGGGATCAGACTGATATTCTGAGTGATTATTCACAACGGGGGTTCGAGTCCCTCTCTGCCGACTGTCTGTATAGTTAATTTAATTAAAAAAGGTTGGACTGTTTATAGAATAACTTGGCCAACTGACAATATTAGAGAAACAATATCAAACATATTTAAATAAAGGCAGCTGGTTCAAGTCCAGCTTTGCCCACAAACAGTAGTAATATAAGAGTTACTTCGTAGCTCACATGGTAGAGCAATTAATTTTGGTTTAATAGGTAACTGGTTCAACTCCAGTCGAACGCCGTAAGGTGATACTCTTATAAATTTCTCTGTTTTTTAATATTAATAGCATGAAACTAACATGGGTTCGAATATAAATTATAATCGGGATATTGGGGAGTCAGGCCACCCCGCCACATTTGGGATGTGGAGAACTCGCAGGTTCGAATCCTGCTATCCCGACTTTTTTTCGTAGTAGTAACAGAAGAGTTACTTCGTGCTAGTGGTTAGCAATTGTCAGTAAAACAATCAAATGCGGTTCGATCCCGCCTGTTCACTCTTCTAATTTTCTCTACGTTTTTATTAATTGGGTCCATAGCTCAGTTGGCTAGAGCACTTGATTTGCAAGCAACAGGCCATGGATTCGAATTCCATAGACTCCACTAAGAAGTAGTAAGATTACAAAGTTACTTCGTAAAAATAGCTCAGTAGGTAGAGCATTTGTTAGCAAAACAAAAAGTTATAGGTTCGAGTCCTATTTTTTATTCCTTAAATTTACTTTGTACAATATTCTCTTCTTATTTTATGCTTCAGTAGCTCAGTCTGGTTAGAGTAGTTGGCTTATATCCAATTGGTCGTAGGTTCAAATCCTACCTGAGGTACATTTTAAATTAGCCCCGTGGACAAATTGGTTAAGTCGTAAGCCTTTCACGCTTAAGATCGCGAGTTCGAACCTCGTCGGGGTTACAATATTAATTATAATAGTTTATATGTCGCGTTCGTCTAGTTGACATTAAAAATCATCCAAATGCATTATGTTCGAATATAAATAACAATAAATGAACTTATGCAAATTTGTGAAACTTGTCAATGTGAACATAACGGAACATACGGATCTGGTCGATTTTGTTCTGCTAAATGTGCTAGAGGATTTAGCGGATCTAAATCAAAGGGCTCTATTAAAAAACGAAAATCTGTTAAATGGTTATGCAAAGAATGCGGTAAAAAATTACGACGACAAAATAAGTATATGATGTGCAATTCATGTACTAGAAAATCGCCTGAATATATTAAAAAATTAAAAACTTCGATTGCTGGCAAAGTCGGTGGATATAGAGAAGGATCTGGAATTGGAAAAAAGACACAATATCTTAGTCCGATTGCTGGATTGGTAAAATTAGATTCAATGTTTGAATACGAATTTGCTAAAAAATTAGATTCCGAAAATATTCAATGGATTCGAAATACTAAACGTTTTTATTTTAATTGGTTAGGAAAATACACGTATTATATCCCAGATTTTTATTTAATTGATTATGATCTGTATATTGAAACTAAAGGTTATTGGTATAAAGATAAATTTGAAAAAACAAAAGAAGCAATAAAAGTTAATAATATAAAAGTAAAAATCATTCTTCAAAAAGAATGGGATAGTTCTGCTCCAATCATCTAATTATTAAATTCTTTTTTAAATTCAAAACATATATAAATAGGACCATGGTGTAATTTGGTAAACATCCCACTCTTACAAAGTGGAGACGCGAAGTATAATCTCGGTTCGAATCCGAGTGGTCCTACTAATAAAATATCATTTAATTGAAGTCGTAAGTTCGAATTTTACAGGATCCACATTTGGAAAGGTAGCGCAGATGGTCAGTTCGCACTGGACTGAAAATCCAGGGATGTCGGTTCGAGTCCGACCCTTTCCACAATAAAATATTGCGGGTTGGACTGGAGGTGGCTACCAGCTTGGTCTCATAAGCCAAATGACGCGGGTTCGAGTCCCGCACCCGCTACTAAATGGCGAGATAGCTCAGTCGGTAGAACGTTGGAATCATAACCCAAAGGTCATGGGTTCAAATCCCATTCTCGCTACTTTTATAGCTATAAATTATAATTTTATAGTATAATATTATCAAATTAATAAATTACATAAGATAACATTAGCAGTTATTAAAAGAGCGCTTAACTTCGAAGGATCGCAACCTTAATTGAAGTTAAAATGACTTAAGTGATAACGTAGGAGGCCTGCTCTATTGTGTACAGTACCAGGATATGGGGAACAAACCATATATAAAATCTTGCTTGTAATTAATTCGTACAAAATTTATTAATTTAAAAAATGCTCTTGTGGTGGAATAGGTATACACGGAGGTCTTAAAAACCTTTGGGCGTAGCCCATGCCAGTTCGATTCTGGTCAGGAGCACAAATCTTAGTAGACGTCATATAAATAAATCAAAATGACGTCTACTAAATGAAACCGACTAATCAACAAATAATTGAAGCGTGTCAATCAGAACTTACTATGGCAAAAGCTGCTGTAAAATTAGGAATTCATTTTAATACTCTTAAAAGTAGAGCAATCAAACTTGGAGTATATAAACCAAATCCAGGTGGTAAAGGTTTAATTTGTCCAAATAAAACATGGAACAAAATTCCATTAAAAGAAATTATTGAAGGAAAACACCCACAGTATCAAACAAATAAACTAAAAATTCGATTATTTGAAACAGGATTAAAAGAACAAAAATGTGAAATTTGTCAACAAACAGAATGGTTAAATCAGCCTATTCCATTAGAACTTGATCATATAGATGGAAATAGGAATAATCATATCTTATCAAATTTACGTATAATTTGTCCAAATTGTCATGCACAAACTGGTACATATCGAGGTAGAAATATTGGTAATCATTAAAATAGACACATAACTTTGTCTATATGGCGAAATTGGTAGACGCGCTACACTCAAAATGTAATTTCGAAAGAAGTATTGGTTCGATTCCAATTATAGGCACAAGTTCATATAAATATATTTAAAATAATATTTTATAATGGAAGAAATTAAAATTAAAACCTTTAATCAATTTATAAATGAAAATTTTGATGATTTTGAATATAAAAGAGAGGATGCATTAGCTCGTGAAAATGAATATGAAGAACGTGAAGAATTAAATAATACATTAGCAAATGAATCGCCTAATTGGGATGAACTTCGTGATAAATTAGAAAACAAATATCCAGATAGAGAAGTTATTTTTAAAGAAATAGAACATGAATTTAATGATAATGAAATGCTTCCATCTATTAGATTAGTAAACATAGAAAATGACAAATCAGATATTTCAATTGAAGCTAGTTTAGATAATTCACCAGATGCACCTAATGAATATGAAGTACATATGACTAATCATATTGATTCTAGTCCAGAACCTACAAAAACTATTAAATATAGTGGAGATGATGAATCGTTTTTTGAAGAAATTTGTTCAAGCATAGACGAACTTATTAATTATTAAAGTAATTTTTATTAAAATATTTACCAACAATCGATCGAATAGAAAAGCATATTATCCTATTATGTTAAATTTAGTGAGGAAACAATTCTTAAGATTGCACAAAAGTTTATGAAAGATGAACGTACTAATGAAACTAATATTGATCATCAAGCTAACATAGATGCAGGAACTTATTTATTTGAA